TGTCGATGTATTTCAACTCTCCTCGTCGTCCTGGGACTCCAGACCATCCTCCTGTTCTGAGTCCGACTGAAGGAGTAGTTCGTGAAGTAAGTCTAGCTTTCTTTCGAGGTTTCCAAGTGCCAGTAGCACTACTGACTCTTGGTCTTTTTCTTGTGGAGTACATGTTTCAATTTTTTGACGAGGCGCTTTAAAAGGTAGGCTAGTGTTTGCCATGTAACGAAAAACATGAAAAGTGATGTTCATTTTCGTTTTTCGCAAATTTATAATTTACGTGTCGAATTTCAATTGAATTCCCGGGAAAACGTCAATTTGTGAATCACCGTGTTGAAGTGTTACGTATTGAACTCTAGAGTCTAGAGCTTCAATTACGTCAGTTGAGAGATTTGGATAGCATTGTCGGAAGTTCTTTTGACTCGTTATAATGGTCGGCAGGTTCTGTGATTTGTATGAGAATCCACCGTGGATCTTGAGGTGTAGGTCTTCTCCATCTAAGAATTGAAGCATATCGGAGGCCATCCACCCTCCTTGTAGTTCGTTGATGTTGATCAGGTCGTACTTGTTGTCCTCCCAACCCACATAATAAGGGCCCTTGTTCGGTACTTTGTAAATACGGCAGAAGTTCTTCAAACAGCGGATCAAGTGGGACTTGCCCAGCTGAGTCGGACCAACTAAGTAAAGGTGTTTGGTCCGTGGAGGTCTCCTCGTGAACAAATTGTTGTTTAACCACTCGGATATTTGGAAATCTGGCGAGTTCAAGGCGTATCGGGTAAGATCGAGGTTTACCCAAGGGTCTAGTGGGATCGAAGGTTTCTGTGTCTTGAGCCACTGGTAAAGGAACTGAACCTTTTGTAAGTTGAATCCGACATAACCAGGTTCTACTTCGAAGCAGTCCTGTATAGAGTTACCTTCGAGTAGTAGCTTAGCTATTGTGTCGTGTTTGGCTGCCTTCTTTGCTATAACAGCTTGGGCAGACATTCCGTACTCTACGAAGTCTTGCATTGCTCCGTTGAAGCGCCCTTTGACTACGTAGGTAACGACATTCTTGACGTTGCGCGCTGCTTGAGTATTTGGATGATAAACCGGATCGTCGTAATTTAAGTCGAAGTAGTACGAGAATTGCTCCTTGTTCAAGCGTATCTTCTCTTTGAGTTGTACAAAGGCGTGTAAGTGCTGGTTCCCGTCTTGGTGCAGCTCTTGACTGATACAACAACAATCCAGGTTCTCCTTGAGCAGGTCTTGGAGAAAGTCCAGCAGGCAGCGGGGAGGCACGGGACATTGGGGGTAAGTTAGAAAGATGTTCTTCAGCCACTTTTGTCTGGACATTTGTGTTGAGATCTTGAGATCTGTTGGCGATAGTAATATTAATCGCCGCCAGATCTTTTATGTTTTTGGTCAATTTTGGTCAAATTTACCCCCTGTGTTTCTTATTTATTTCGTGGTTTTCTTTGTTTCGGCTTCACTTCAGTTAACCACTCTGAGCCGTTTCCTTGTGCATGATTAGATTTATTAATCTATGTGGGTTACTAGTTGTTTCGTTTTCCCTTGTTTCACCGCTTCCTCAGCTCCAGCTTCGGCCCCTACGTGCTACCCCGCAAGCGGGGACCCCTAGCACTGCGGTCGTGCTCGCTTCCGCGATTCTCGTAAGCGGTGAAACGAAGGGGCCCGACGAAACGGATACCTCAGAGCATGATTAATTTGGGGGGATCTTTTTTTTTATTTTTTTTTATGCCCGTTCCACTCCTACGAGGGCGGGTTTACAATTTATGAGTCATCGTATCTAAGTCGAACATAGGTGTCAAGGGCTGGTATAACTGTTGGGGATGAGCCAGTTCCAATTTGTGAGTAGATGTATAGCATATACATTGAGTTTGTTGCAATGTCTGCAATCGTTCCTGCTGCTCCCGCATTGTAAGAGGTAGTCACATTGAGTTTCTTGAACTTCTTTACTGCTTGACTAGCTCGGGATCCTAGTTGATCGATAGTAATTTGGTGGTCGTATACAACGACGAAACGGTCTCTGTTATCCATGTTAACAGGTGAGATAGCATTTACAGCTTGAAGGATACCAGCTACAGTAGGTGCAGCTGCATTGGCTTGTTTGTCACAGACAACTAAGACACGTACATAACCATTGAGTGGTGTTGCTCCCACGTTAGTAGGAACACCGATACCCATACGGATAAGCATGTTCTTGAAAAGTGCCCTCTTTCCAATTCGTTGTGAGGCACCAGTTCCAAGTTGAAGTCCATTAAGTAAGACTAAAGTTCCGGTGTCTGGTATAGTGTCTTGAAATGCAGTGTCGATGTATTTCAACTCTCCTCGTCGTCCTGGGACTCCAGACCATCCTCCTGTTCTGAGTCCGACTGAAGGAGTAGTTCGTGAAGTAAGTCTAGCTTTCTTTCGAGGTTTCCAAGTGCCAGTAGCACTACTGACTCTTGGTCTTTTTCTTCCGAGCATGTCTTACGAGGCGTTTTATAAGGCGGATTAGTGTTCTTATCCATGCAAGCATGTATTAAAATGAGGTGCTGAAAAGTTCAGCTAAATTTTATTTATACTTGTCGGTCAACGCCGGTCAAAGCTTAGGAACAATTCCCGGAAATATGTTGATCTGATGAGTGAGCTCAATGACCTCCACTCGTGTTTCCAAGGCCTCCAGCGAGTGATCGGCTATCTTCTTGTAGCTCTGATGAAACCGTTGGTTCGACGTTATTATTATTGGTATGTTGTCCGTCTTGCGGTGCAGACCACCATGCACCTTGAGCATCGTAGGGGAGCCATCTAAGAAGCGTAGCAAGTCCGATACAGTCCATCCAGCGTGTAATTCCTCCATCACTATCAGGTCGAATTTGCCATCCTCCCACGGTGCGAAGTATGGTCCTTGAACCGGACAGTCGTAGACTCTGAGGTAGTTGCGGAGCGTATTGACCAACCACGTCTTGCCAGTCTTCGTGGGTCCAACTAACATCAGGTGTGGTGTACGGGGAGGGCGGCGCTGCTTGATGTTGGCGTTCAACCACGTTGATATTTGGTGCTCGGTACTGCCCAATTGGTATTGGGACAGATCGAGCGGGTTCCACAAATCTAACTGTTTCGACTGGTTCGTGTCTAGCCATTGCTGCAGGTATTGAAACTTAGCCAAGTTGAAACCGACGTAGCCAGGTTCAGCGTCAAAGACTTCTCTGAGCCGCTTACCTTCTAACATCAGCTTGACAACTTTGTCGGCCTTGGGTGACTTCTTGGCCAACAGCGCCTCGCAGGACATGTTGTGCTCAACGAAGTCCTGCATTGCGCCGTTAAAGCGGCCCTTTACAACGTACTTCACAACGTTTCGCACGTTTCGGGCCGCCTGCGTATTTGGGTGGTAGCAGGGATCATCGTAGTTCAGGTCAAAGAAGTAGGAGAATTGATCCTTGTTGAGGCGGATCTTCTCCTTAAGCTGCACAAACGCATGAAGGTGCGTATTGCCATCCTGGTGCAGCTCTTGACTGATTGCACAACAGTCAAGGTTCTCCCTCAAAAGGTCTTTGAGGAAGTCGAGTAGCACTCGAGGTGCAATGGGGCATTGCGGGTATGTCAAAAATATGTTTTTGAGCCACTTCTGTCTTGCAGCCATTTCTTGAGATCTTGAGATCTATTGGCGATAGTAATATTAATCGCCAAAAGATCCGTTTTTATTTTCTGAAATTTTCGCGAAAAATTTACATTTGTGATTTCACCGTTGCTCCGCTCCGCTCCGCCAGGACCATGTCCTTTCCCAGCTTCCGCAGGCCCTCCGGGGGTTTACTGATAGCACCTCCCGGCTGCCGCCTCCGGTGCCTTTCCGACAACGCAAGCTGCGCTTGCTCGGGGACCGCTTCGCTTACGGGCCCGGGACACCGCGCACTGCGTGCGCTCGGGCCGCCGCTTCGCTCCTGTGCTTCGCACGGGCATAAAATCATTTGTTTCAATGAATGTTAAATTTTATTTGTGATTTAATTTAGATTTGTGATTCTTAAGAATCATCGTATCTAAGTCTTCCGTAGAAGTCAATTGCAGGTGGGACTGTCGGGGCTGCGCCTGTTCCAATTTGAGTATAGATATACAGGAGATAGATTGAATTGGTTGCAATATCCGCAACTGTTCCTGCAGCACCGGCATTATAGGCCGTTGTTACATTGATTTTCCTGAATTTCTTGTGGACAGTTGATGGTCTTCCACCTAATTGATCAACTGGGCATTGATAATCATGGAGTACAGTAAATCTGTCTCTATTGTCCATGTTCATAGGTGAGATAGCAGCGACCGTTTCAAGAATCTGTGCAACAGTAGGTGCTGTTGCATTAGCTTGTTTATCCATTACGATCATGAGGCGGATATAACCGCTGAGAGGGGTTGCACCGACATTGGTAGGGACACCAATTGCAGCGCGAAGTAAGTAGTTTTTAAATACGGCTTTTTTGCCAATTCGTTGGCTAGCACCGGTTCCAGGAGCAAGTCCGTTCATTAGGACCAGGGTACCAGCGTCGGTAATGTTGTTTTGAAAGACAATATCTACATACTTGAGCTCTCCTCGTCGTCCAGGTACTCCTCCCCATCCTCCAGTTCTGATTCCGACTGAAGGAGTAAATCGTGAAGTAAATCTAGCTTTCTTTCGAGGTTTCCAAGTGCC